GGAAATTCGTGATGCACTGGACGACTTGGGGCTTAAACGTCTCAAGTTAGGTGCACATAAATTACTAAGATTAGAATCCGCTGGACCTTTAACGCGGAAATCCGCGTTTGGGTCAAACGGAGATATTCTTGCACTGCTCCAACACCCTTCAACATTCATGTCATTAAGACGTGTAATGTGAAGAAGCTGGTCAGGTAGATTCATATTTATATGAATCTCTCTGTTAGCAGTGGTCGGAATTCCTTTCTTATTCTTTATTCCTGATTTGCCTCTTGGGCGGACTAGTGTAGTCTTAGATCAAGCTGGAAAAGGTAGATTAGTTGCAATAACTAACTACTGGATTCAAGTTGCTCTAAAGCCACTCCACAAGTCTTTATTCACTTTTCTGCGGACGCTTCAAGATCAAGACGGAACTTTTAACCAGATGCACCCCTTACAAGTTTTACTTGATAGGGAGCTCCAGGAAAAGTTCTCTTGTTTTGACTTGAGCGCTGCCACAGATAGATTACCAGTAAAGTTTCAAACACAAATCCTTAATTACCTGTTACCAGGTTTTGGGGATGAGTGGTCTCAACTACTGGATATCGAATGAATTTATAAGTCTTATAGATTCAAGTACGCCGTTGGGCAACCAATGGGTGCTTATTCCTCTTGAGCTATGTTAGCTATAAGTCATCACATAATTGTGAAGATTTGCGCACTTCGGTGCGGGATGAAGAACTTTAAAGACTATGCTATTCTCGGTGATGATATCGTGATTCAAAACGATGTCGTTGCTAAAGAATATGTAAAGTTAATAGAACACCTTGGTCTCTCCATTAATTTATCAAAATCAGTAATCTCAACAAGATTTGCTGAATTTGCTAAAGTACTGAAGAGTCCGTATATAAACTATACACCCGTCGGCCCAGGATTAATCCTGCGATTCCTTCGGGATAAAGGTTACTATGGAGCTCTAATGACTAGCTTACATTCACTTGGAATTATTCAAGATATTCACGCGTTGTTGCAACTATTTACAAGCAACACAATAACCAATTCTGGTTATATGAAACTTGTAAACTTGTGATCTACTTTCGGCCGTAAGGTCGCTTTGAAAGTGTATAAAATTGATAATGCCTCATTAGAAATGAGGACAAGTTTCAATCGTTATACAGAGCAAGCCTTAGGATTTAAAGTTCGACTTTGACACGAATTCAATGCATTACTGCAATTGAAGCGTGAAGAAGTTATAGAAAGTATTCAAACTTTTGAGCAGGAACGATCATATTTCATTAATTCATGAAATGAATCTCCCTTTTCAAAAGGACCACTTCGGTGTTACGACCGTTTTGTAAGAATATTTAGTCCTAGTGTTTGGATTTATGCATCCGCCCTTTACAGGGCTTCAATAAAAATCAAAGATCGTTTAGAACTGATTAAGGGTTTTACCCTTTCTCAGAGCTATAAGACCGAAGATTATATTGAACTCTGATGCATGAAAGGTATTGATATACCTAGCATCATTTGGGCCGATAAAGCATCAATTAAGATCGCAAATAAGAAATATAAGAATCTTATATTTTATATGCGCGCTCTTAATTATCTTTCTACGTTCCCAGAACCTCGCGTTCTGCAGAGCGTAGTAGATGTTGGTGCTTTATTGCGTCAATGGCCAAACTCCCTTCGAGAAGCAAAGATCTTGAGTAATAAATTTGTTGGTTATACAAATATTACTCCAAAATCAAAGCTGATCAAGAAGGGTTTGAGTCAGACTAAGACTCGGGTTCGGGGTAAACCATATTCCAAGTAGTCCGTTCTCGCGGGAAGCCGTGTGAACTCTTTCCTTGTCTCTAGGCAAGCCTCTGGTTTGCACTCGGGTAGCTGGGTAGCGTGTGGTAACACATGCCCCAGTCCGCGTGTAAACTATGCCCTGACGAGAGATGGAAGGTTGGGTCACGGTACAGTCAAGTACACAGCCGAGATGGCTGGCACAGTGATGTGTAACGCGACACCTTTAAGAGAGCCTTCAAATTTGGTGCTAACATCTAGAAGATGCAATGGCAGCCTGTGTCTGAAATGGCAGTGGGCC